ATAGCCGCGGCGACGATTTTGTAGATGCGCACGAGCTTGCCGGTATTCTTGATAGATATGAGTTTGGCTACAACAAAGCGTACAACGTAGAGCTGAAGGTTACCGTACCTCAAGGCGAAAAATATGTTAAATACGCCGCCGACGTGATAATCGACGCTGCCACGAAGAAGTCTATGGCAGCGAAACCGCTTTCTAAGTTTCCGATGTACATCGGCCCTAGACACCCGAACGTTCTTCTAATCGGCGACAAGAGAAAAGACCCTACCGAGACTATTCTCCCATTCATGCCTGTCAACGGCAACTCTGGAGACTATCTGCTGTCTTCTTTGCCGGAGCTTGGCTGGCGCTCATGCGGAATCATCAACTCAGATGACTTTGACGAAAACTCGTTGCATGATCTGCTTGATGTGCTCGGTGGGCCGAGGATAGTTGTTCTTGGCAGATTAGCTGAAAAGAAAGTTCGCCAGTGCGGCCTAGAAGAAGAGCGATACGTAGTTCTTCCACACCCGCAATACGTCAGAAGATTCCATCACGATGATCGTTTTGAGTACGGCCAGGCGATCATGAGCTTCGCCTATAACAGAGATGAAAGGTACACACATTGGATACTTCCGTAAAGCTTATTCATATCGAAGATGGCGTCAACGGCTACGTTGATCTTGTCAATCACGTGCTGCGCCACGGGAAGCCTGCCGCGCCGCGAGGATTCAATACGCTTGAAATAGAAGACGCAGTTATCTACATCGATGATATCTTCGCCGCTCTGCCGATCGGCGTCGGCCGTGGCACTGTCCCCGGCATCGGTGCCGTTGAGGCTTGCCAACTTCTTGGCGGTGTAAGCACGCCAGAGACAGTCATTGCCGTCGGCCCGCAGTTTAAGAACTATGCCGAGGACAATGGGATATTCCACGGCGCGTACGGTCGCAGAACCAATGGCCAGTACGACTACGCGATCGAGAAACTGAAGAACGATCGCGACACACGGCAGGCTGTTGTCACCATCTGGAACCCAGAGTACGACAACCAAGAAGGTAAGAGAGACTACCCGTGCACTGTCCTCCATCAGTTTAGAATCAGAGACAACACACTAAACATGAGCGTGTACATGCGACGAGGGTTCAACTCGCGATGTGTAGCGTGCTTGGCGTTGAGCCTGGCGCATACGCTCATCATGTTGGGTCTTTGCACATTTACGAGTCAAACTACGCGGCCGCGAACAACCTTAAGAAAACCGACAAGGTTGAAGCAGTGCCGCCTATCTACGGTGATACGTGGGATGAAGTCAAAGACTCGGCAATAGCGATCCTGAACTCTGTAAAAGATCACAGTTTGTTGGACTCTCTTTCTTCGCAGGAGCGGTGGTATGCTAGTGCCATGATCACAGCGATCGAAAAGAACAAAAGAAAAGAGGCGTGATGAGTGGCGATTGGGATGACGAATACTCTTCACCGATGAAGGAAGCCGCGGTGAGTATGCACGAAATGTACCTCACCTTGCGTGAAGCCGGATTCTCCAGACGGGACGGTCTTGAGCTTATCGCCAAGATGCTAATCACAGGCATTGCAGAAGCCTCGATAGAAGACGACGAAGATGACGAAGATTGATGGACGATACAAGACCTTCTTGGGATGAGACATGGCTTGCAGTAGCCGAAACTATTGGGCTTAGATCTCGATGCTCGCGCGCGCAGTTAGGCGCCGTGATTGTTTCTAGCGAGCAAAGAATCTGCGCAACAGGTTACAACGGCCCTGCGGCTGATTGGCCTGAACAAGGTACGTGCAGTCTGTGGTGCCCTCGAGCAAGAGGTGAAGCCCCGCTAGACAATATGTATGATGCTTGCCCAGCGATTCACGCTGAGGCAAACGCGTTGCTATATGTAGACCGCTCGAGTGTCGCCGGTGGGACACTCTACGTGACGAGCGCTCCGTGCATGCAGTGCGCTAAGTTGATAACAAACTCTGGTCTTGCGCGCGTCGTATGCAGACTGCGTTCTGCCGATCTACATCGTAGACCGTACGACGTGTTTGAGTATCTAAAGAAGTGTAAGATCGAACTAACAGTAGTTAAGGACGACGACGTTGAGTGACAACGACCTTTCAAATGTGCAACTGCACCTTGTTGACAACGTGCAGAAGGCACAGGATTTTCTGCACTGGCTTGGGCAGAGAAGACCGTACAACGCTATCTCGGTAGACACTGAAACCGGTGAGCTGCCCGGAAACCCAAGAGATCACGCACTGTCGCCGTGGCACGGCCGTCTTCGTCTCGTGCAGGTTGGTGATGGTGAGCAGGGCTGGTCGATCCCGTGGGACGAGTGGTCGGGCGTTTTCTACGAGGCAATGGACAAGTTTGACGGTCCGTTGATCTGCCATAACATCGCGTTCGAGGCGCGCTGGTTTGATGTTCAGTCCCGATGGGACATTCCGTGGCATCGTGCACACGACACGATGATTATGGCACACGTTGTTGACCCGCTTGGGTCTGGCGCTCTAAAGCGTCTTGCCGCTCTTCACATCGACAGTCGCGCAGTTGCTCTACAAGAGACACTCGACACTGAACTAGTTAAGAACGGGTGGACGTGGGGGACGGTTCCCACTAACTTTACGCCATACTGGTCGTACGGCGCTCTTGACTGCGTTTTGACAACTCGTCTGTGGGAGATGTTCTATAAGCAGTGCGGGCCTGACGGTCCGTATCAGCGCGCGTACGAGCTTGAGATGGCGACACGCAAGATCGTGACGCGCATGGAAATCAACGGTGCACGAGTTGATCTTGACTACTCACAGAGAAAGTACGATGAACTTACAGCGTACACTGAATCTGTCAAGAAGTGGGCGAAGGACACGTATGGCGGAGTGTCTATTACGAGCAACGTTCAGTTGGTCCGCCTGTTTGAGTCACTTGGCGCAGAGATCACCGAGTTCACGCCTACAGGTCAGAAGTCATGCACTAAGGACCAGTTGAAGATCCTTGCTCGTGACGGAAATGCTGAAGTGTCTACTCTTGCTGACACCGTTCTTAAACAGCGCAAAGCTGACAAACTTGCTGGCACGTACTTCTCTAATTTTCTTACAGAGTCTATTGACGGCATCGTTCACCCATCGGTGAAAACTCTCGGTGCTCGTACTTCTCGTATGTCGATCACAAACCCGGCGCTACAAACGTTGCCTAAGGGCGACGATGTTGTGCGCCGCGCCTTCATCCCTAAGGACGATGATCATGTGATTATCACGAGCGACCTTGACCAGGTCGAGTTCCGTATGTTTGCGAGTCTGTCGAATGACATCAACCTCATCAATCTGTTTCATCTTGCCGATGCGACAGGGTCCGACCCGTTCACCGAGATTGGTCGTGAGGTCTACAACGATCCGGGGATGCAGAAATCAGACAAGCGTCGTGGTCTGATCAAGAGCATGATCTACGGTCGCCTGTACGGCGCTGGCGTTGCTAAGCAAGCGTTGACAGCCGGCGTTGCTGAGATTCAAATGAAGCAAACATCTGACGCGTTCGACAACAGATTCCCGGGAATGTCATACTTCCAGAGACAGATAGAAGACATCGGGATGCGAAGACTCAAGTCGGAAGGCCAAGGCTACGTCTACACGTGGACTGGTCGCAGATTGCCGTGCGACGAAGGAAGAGTCTACACGCTTGTCAACTATCTCATTCAAGGTGGAGCTGCAGAGGTTTTTAAGTCGAATCTTGTAAAGCTCGACCAAGCAGATCTGACAGAAATGTTGATCGTCCCGGTGCACGACGAGATCGTGCTGCAGGCCCCTCGAGAAGATGCTGAGGAGATCAAGCAACTTGTTAGACAGTGTATGACAACAACCGACGGTTGGGCAGTGCCGCTTACCGCTGACGTTGATGGCCCGCTTGAGACATGGGGTGACAAGTACTGATGAACCGATACCTTGAAATGGCTCTAGGGGTCGCCTCGAAGAGCAAGTGCAGACATAAGCACGGTTGTGTGGTTGTTCGTGACGGGCGGATCGTTTCGACGTCGACGAATAAGAAGATCGGTGACCCAGCGACGGCGTGGCGAACATCTCATGTTCATGCCGAATTTGCTGCTATCACCGCCGCAGGTTCTCTTGCGGTCGGGTCGAACGTCTATATTGCCAGAATAGCCGCAGATGGGTCTCCGGCTCCGTCGAAGCCGTGTAAGAAGTGCGAAAGTATACTGTTAAGGTCGAAGGTGCCAAGGGTGGTGTGGACATGAGGTTTATTTTGGCTGTTGACCCTGGAAAGAAGAGCGGCGTCGCTTTGATTTCCTATGAGAGCGGCCTAGAACCGCGCCTCTTGGCCTCCGGCGAGTTTCTTATGGAAGAATACCATACTCCGATTCTTGGGGCCATTAGCACAGCCAAACTGGCTGGCGCACAGTTAGATATCGTCTGTGAGAGGTTCACAATTAACGCTCAGACGGTAAAAAATTCTCAGGCGCCGTTTAGCCTCGAGCAGATCGGCATCTTAAAGTATCTGATGCTCAGCAACGACATTGACCCTGGTACTTTGCTGTTTCAGTCACCGTCTGACGCTAAGAAGATGTTTGACAACAGCGCACTGAAGAAACTCGACCTTTGGCATCGTGGTGGAGAAGGTCACGCGCTGGACGCGATACGCCACGGTCTTCTGCGTCTAGTGAAGATCGGTTGGGCGCCATTGCGGCTCCTTGAGTGAACATACTAAGAAAAAATTGCATGCGTGAAGACATTTCCGCTTAGTATGTGATACAGTGACAGATAACGAACGACAAGAGGTGTTGAGTGCCAGTTGATGTAGAGCTTAATGATTCGGGTGAACACATCCGTATCGAGACCGAATGGCGATACAAAGAATTATGCAAGGGGATCCCGGGTGCGACCTGGTCTGCAGCCGACAAGGCGTGGCGGGCGCCGCTCGGCTGGTCAACATGCCTTGCACTGCGATCGGTCTTCAAGACTGAGCTGCGCATCGGACCAAGACTTGCCGAGTGGGCTACAACCGAACTCAACACACGAGTGACGCCCTGCAACGAACTGCGCGAACTTGAGACAGCAGACGGCGACGAGGCGTTGTTCCCTCACCAGCGCGCTGGAGTAAAGTTTCTTGCCGCTGCCCGTCGCGCATTGCTTGCCGACGATATTCCCAGCGCTCATCGTGTGCCCTAACACGCTCAAGAAGAACTGGAGACGCGAGTTTGGAATGTGGTGGCCTGGTGTAAACGTCCAGGTCATCAGCGGATCAGCGACACAGCGACGTAAACAATTTGCCGAAGAAAACGTTGATGTATACGTCATCAACTGGGAGTCGTTGCGCACGCACTCACGTCTTGCTAGTTACGGGTCCGTTGCGTTGGCGCGCTGTGTTGAATGCGGCGGCCACGATGAAAAGGTCTCGGAAAATCGCTGTGAGGTTCACGTGCGTGAACTAAACAAGATCGACTTCAAGGCCGTTGTCGCCGATGAGATTCACCGTTCAAAGGAACCGAAGAGCAAGCAGACACGCGCGCTGTGGGCGGCCACAGGAAAAGCTGACATTCGCTTTGCGCTGACGGGAACACCGATCGCTAACAACGTTCTAGACCTATGGCCGATTCTGCATTGGCTGTCGCCAAATGAATGGCCTAGCAAGACGCGCTGGATCGATCGCATGGTTGACACTATGTTGAACGCGTTTGGTGGAATGATGGTGCTAGGCGTCAAGCCGCATATGCACGATGAGTTCTACGCGGCTATCAACCCACGGATGCGCAGAATGCTTAAGGCAAAGGTACTACCGTGGTTGCCGCCAGTGATCAAGGAACGTCGCGACGTAGAAATGTCTACAAAGCAGAAAAAGGCGTACGAGCAAATGCGTGACGTCATGATCGCGCAGTTGGAAGGTGGCGAGGCGCTAACTGCTCCAAGCCCTCTTACGCAGGCGACGCGTCTGCTACAGTTTGCCAGTTCATACGCTATGGTTGACGTAGACGAGTTTACGGGCGAGATCGCCGTCAAACTGTCAGAGCCATCGTGCAAGGTTGACGCGTTGATGGACGACATCGACGCTGGCGACTTTGGAGATGACTCGGTTGCCGTCTGCGCCGTATCACGTCAGCTCATCGAACTTCTCAGCGCCCGCCTTGAGAAAGCAAAGATCCCGCACGGACTAATCACTGGTGCACAAACAGAAGAAGAGCGCCAAAAGGCTATCGATGATTTTCAGAATGGAAGAATCAAGTGGATTCTTTTCACGGCGCAAGCCGGAGGTGTCGGCGTTACATTGACAGCGGCTCGCAGACTGATCATGCTTCAGCGTCCGTGGTCACTTGTCGATTACAAACAGGCTCTTGACCGCGTGCACAGAATCGGTAGCGAGATCCACGACTCCATCGTGATCACCGACTACGTCACTGACGGGACGATCGAGGAGCGCGTTATTCAGGTTCTAGATACCAAGGCCGACAACTTCGAGCAAATCGTACGAGACAAAGACCAACTTCTCAAGATGTTGAGAGACGACAAGACAGGATCACTGTGACAATCAACGAAACTCCGGTTGAGCTCCGCCGCGAGCCACTGAGAATCTCCAACTCAGAGATTCAGACATTCAAAGACTGCAGAAGAAAGTGGTGGCTAAACTACTACCGCAGACTTCAGCCGCAGACGCAAAACTTCACCGGCGCTCTTGCGCTCGGTTCGCGAGTTCACTCTGCGCTTGACATGTACTACTCGACTGGTACTCCATTGCTCGAGGCGTACGCTCACTTCGTACAGCTCGACAAGAAGGCGCTCATGGAAAGCTTCCGTGACACCATGGAACTCGAGACAGAAGCCGAACTCGGCAGAATCATGCTCGAGGGTTACCTTGACTGGGTCAACGAAAACGGTATCGACGCTGATCTTGAGATGATCTCGACAGAAGAAATCATCACCATGCCTATGTTTGAAGGCAGGGTAGAACTTCAAGGTAAACTTGACATGCGTGTTCGCCGTAAGGCAGATGGTGTTCGCATGTTCCGCGACTTCAAGACTGTTGGCGGATCATTCACCGAGTTCGCTGCACTAGCGCACATGAACGAGCAGATCTTGACATACATGCTTCTTGAGGCGGCGCAGAACAAGGAAGGCGAGCGCAGTGAAGGTGGCATCTTTACGATGCTGAAAAAGGTCAAGCGCACCGCCAACGCAAAGCCGCCGTTCTACGATCAGATCGAGGTTCGACACAACACCTTTGCGTTGAGAGCGTTTTGGAACAGAATTCATGGTACCGTAGGCGACATGCTCGCGGTGCGAGACGCATTGGACGAAGGACAAGATCATCACTTTGTTGCATACCCTCGGCCAAGCCGTGATTGCAAATGGAAGTGCCAGTTCTTTGCAGTGTGCCCGTTGTTTGACGACGGTAGCGCTGCAGAGCACGCGATCGCTGAGCTGTATACGCAAGGCGATCCGTATAAGTATTACGAATCAACAGAGATGAAAGGAAGTGAATGACCATGAGTGGAGTACAGCGATCGCTTACCCTCATGGTGTATGGTGAATCAAAGGTCGGAAAGTCGACGTTTGCAGTCACCGCACCATACCCGCGTCTAATGCTTGACGTTGAAGGTGGGCACAGGTTCCTACCTATCAACGTCAAGTACTGGGACCCGTTGCGCGAGGAGCCGCCTGCGGCTGACGGAACGTGGGACACCTGCGTTGTCAACGTCACCGAGTACGATACGGTTCTCAAGGCGTACCAGTGGCTTCAGATCGGACGCCATCAGTTCAAATCATTGATCATCGACTCGGTTTCTGAGTTGCAGGTCAAGTGCATGGACAACATCGCGGGAACAAATCAGATGCAGATGCAACAGTGGGGCGAACTTCTTCGCCACATGGGCGCGTTGCTTCGCGATCTTCGCGACCTGACAATGCACGCCACCAATCCGCTGGAAGCCGTCGTGCTGACAGCTATGGCGCGTCAAGGTCAGGACGGGCGTTACCGTCCGTACCTTCAGGGTCAACTTGCAATTCAGGCTCCGTATTTCTACGACATCCTCGGCGCTATCAACGTCGAAGAGTTCAACAATCCGGACCCGACACAAGGACCCTACAAAGCTCGCCGTATGTACGTCGAGCGCACCAACCAGTACGAGGCCGGCGAGCGCGTTCAAGGCCGCCTCGGTAAGATCGTCGAGCAAGGCGACCTCAGCGTCGAACGAATGCTCGATATCGTTTTCGGACCTCGTCCGGATCAGCAAGCAAAGTAACCAACACAGAAAGACATAGGTAAACACAATGAGCACACTTAATTGGGGTGACCTCGTCAAGGAGGCAGGTGACGTCGGTGGGTACGACCCGCTGCCCGACGGCGACTACGACCTCGTGATCGTCGAGGCACAGGCTAAGGCCACTCAGACTGGCAAGACGATGTTCGCCGTCAAGGCGCAGGTCACGACAGGGGCGCACGCAAAGCGTCTCGTGTGGGACAACCTGGTGGTCTCGACCGACAACCCGAACGCGCTCGGAATCTTCTTCCGTAAGATGAACGCGCTCGGTCTCGGCAAGGACTACTTCGCGACCAATCCGACCAACGCACAGATCGAGCAGACCCTCAAGGGTCGTAGCTTCCGCGCGCAGGTTGGTAGCCGCACCTGGCAGGGACAGAAGAAGAACGAGATCAAGACGTACTACTCGATCCCGACAGCGTCCGCTCCTGTTCCGCCGATGGCTGCAGCTCCGGCACCTGCTCCGGCACCTGCCCCGGCGCCTGCACCAGTTGCAGCGCCCGCTCCGGCTCCTGCTCCGGAAGCCGCTCCGGCTCCCGTCGCCGCCGAGGTTCAGACACAGACACCGCCGGCCGCTCCGTTCTGACGAGCCGCTGTTCTCTAGTGGTCGCCCGCGATACGAAGGTGTCGTGGGCGGCCACTTGAGCATCACACAAAGGATGAATCAATGAAGATTTTAATGACAGGGTTCACTGCTCTTCAGATCAACACAGAGCATAGAACAATCAAAAAGATCGACGTGCCAGCGTCGATCGTCGAAGCTCTCGAAAGCGTTGGCCATCAGGTTGATTGGCGACGCGTCACGCCAGGTGAAGATCTATCGTCATATGACGTGATCTGGGTAAACCTCGGCCCACTAAACTCTCTTAACGGCCGACAGGGCGCTATGGGCGCGCTGTACGCTCTTAGCTCTGGTATCCCGGCTGTTGGTTTCTTTGACGACTGGCAGTTTTCAGCCGTGTTCAACGCGTGCCGCTCGCTAGTCCGTCACCCAGAGATTCTGTACAAGTATCTCTTGTCTGGTTCGGCGCTGCGAGGTTCTGAAGACGCCACTTACTTCTCAAAGGCAGAAGCCGACGCTGCACTAGAAAGAATCGTTGCTGCTAATCCCGACGCCGCAAAGAAGTGTGCTGTCGGTAGATACTTCTTCAACGACAATGACGATAACATCAAGGCGCACGAAGGCCAATTGGTACAAACCGCCCAGGCTCTTCTCGGTGAGCGCTGGTCACACGGGCTTGTACCAGTGTGCCCGATGTATTCATTCGGCGACAGGTCACTAGTGCGAAAGAGAATGCCTGCTGAAATGGCAGGGATCGAAGCGCTAGACCCGAGCTCAACGATCTTCAATATTCTGTCGTCAGTTTTGACACAGAGGAAGACGTGCTTTCGTTCTACAACGAACATTGGGGCATTCTTTCTCCGCCGTACCCGCACGCTGGCTGCGGTTGGTGGAGAAGCCGGTTCATGTACGCCGCTCGTGTAAAGTCAATTCTTGTCACCGACAAGGGTGAAGGCAAGCCGCTTGGCGCACCGTACTCGTTGACGATCAAGCAGGTTGAGTCGATGTCCGACGACGATCTTGCCGGCGCTGCTAACGCGCAATCCGATGCCTTGCGTGCTCACATGCCCACGTATGATTCGTTTGTTGAACACTGCAATAGGATCGTGCACCGTGCGTTGAATGAAGACAAGGGACTGAGGATAAACCCAGACGGTAGCAGGTGATGAAGTCAATCGCTATCTCAGGTATGACCGCGTCGCAGTCGTCGTACCGATCATTCCATAGCAAGGCAAGCTTCATAGGCGTTGTCGCGTCCGAACTAAAGGACAGCGGTGTCGCTGTTCACTTCATAGAACCGAGCGTTCTACTGAAGAAAAGTGACCTAGATCAGTACGACCACGTTCTACTTGGCGTCGCTCCGATGCTAAGTCTTACTGCAAACAAGGCGTACGGCGTTCTTCACATGATCAACCTGTTGAAGGACGACGGCAGTCTTGCACTATTTGTTGACGCGCCGGAACCGGCGAAGATCGCGGCAAGCCTTCGTGCTATAGATAGAAAGCCCGAAGACATCGTCAAGCCTTTCTACGCGGCTAGAAAACAATATGCCGACGTTGCAGGCAACCGTAAGATCATGGCATCGGTGATCGCAGGCGCACAGGCGCTGGCGACAGGTTGGGTCTACACAACGCTGTACCCGTCGACGCCGTTCACCTCTAATGAAAACGTTGAAAGCCAATTATTCGGCGCGACGCGTGACGTAGTCCAAGGTGTTCAGATCGACTCATTTCTTCTTAACACCGAGTTGAACACGGTGCCTAAGGCGCGTGGTGGGTATTGGACCGTCGACAACTCAAAGGCAAAATGGTTTAGGTCACTTAAAAATACCCTTGGCCACGAGGTCGTTGAGATGAAAAGCAACAGACTGTCGACAGACTCAGACGTAGAAAAACTAATAGTACGCTCATCAGGCGCGATCGTCAGTCCGCAAGACGACGGAACGCTGTGGTGGAGCTACAGAATGTCGCAAGCTCTAAACAACGACACGCCGGTGGTAAGTGACTGGAAAATTACGTCCATTCTTGGAGATTCGTGGTCGTTACTGCCGGCAAACGTAGAGGAAATGGATTACGTTGACATCTACGAACTTTCCGTAGACCAACGCAAAAGATACATCGCCGCTCTTGCCAGCAGGCAAGACGCACTACAGACACTGAAGAATGGATTAGGCCATGGCAGACAACGTGCTATTTGGTAAATGGCTGGAAAAGACACGTCAACTACAGACGGATGTGTACAACGTCGACTACGCGTCGTTCCATAGCGACGAGCATGACGACCTAAGAACCCTCATCGAGTACATCCGATGGAATATGCTTGCCATCGACGACGAGCTTGCCGAGGTGCGTAAGGCTATCTCATGGAAGCCGTGGCAGCACGACGACCCGTATGCCGACCGTCACGAGATCCTCAAGGAATGCGTTGATGTTCTGCACTTTGTAGCGAACATCCTGTGCGCCGCAGGGGCCACGGACGATGAGCTTGATCGCGAGTATCTTGCTAAGATGCAGAAGAATGCTGATAGACAAAAGAACGGCTATCGAGTTCTTGACAGTGGTGTCAAGTGCACCGCGTGCTTCAGAGCTCTTGACGACTACGACGTGGACGCGTGTCTCGAGTCGTCTTGCCCTCAACGGAGCACTGGCGGTGGTTCATGAATGATCTATGGGAAGATGCGTCGGCTCTCGACGTGAACGTTGACGACGTCTTAAGAGTGAAAAAAGACGCATACAAAACCGATGCTGGCAGACTTCATAACGGCCGACTTGTTAAGGTTGTAGATATCAAGGACGGCGATATCTACGTGACCACGATAGACTATAAGACGCCGCACATACACTCTGCTAGACACCCAGCGTACAAACTAGAGAAGAAGATAGCGGCGATATAGCATGAGCACCGTAGATCTTTCAGCAGTTCTTGAAAGATTTGAACCGGACTGGTCAAGAAGAATTGACTGTGAGCCGGGGTGGCACGCTATTATCGCCGCGATCGACGTAGAGCTGTCGAAGATCGACCCAGATTACACGATACAGCAGATCAAGGAAAAGTTTGGCGGCCTTAGATACTACTTCAACACTAAGACGGAGCACTGGCGCGTGATGAACGATGTAGTAGCTCGATACGAGCAGGTGGCCTGGTCTACGTGCGAAATATCTGGTGAACCTGGAGTGTTGATGGTGAAGCGAGGCTGGTATAGAACGCTGAGTCCAGCTATTGTGCCACCGGGATTTGAAGTTGTAGACAGGGAGAAACTTCTAAATGGCGAAGCTAGTTCGTAACGCTCTTAAGTGTTTAACGTGCGGCAAGGTAATTGAGTCTGTGCATAGGCACGATTTTGTTAGATGTGTCTGCCCTGACGACTCAGATACCGGCATTTTTGTAGACGGTGGTCTTTTGTATCAACGCGTCGGTTACGGGATAAAGGCAGAGTTCGAAGATCTCAGCGAGTACGAGGAGTAGACATGAGACTTAACATTGAGATGAAGTGCACCGGTAGAACCTTTGAAGAGATTCATGAGTCACTTACAAGTAAGTGGTCGGAGTTCATTCAAGACCCGTCGGCTGTCATTCCGTTTGACTCAGAGATACACATTTCTCAGCCTGGTGATGACCCGGACTCGGAGTTCTATCTTGCTACGTTGATCGCGAGAGCTAAGGCATGAAAAACGAAAAAAGTCCTCGGCAGGAGATGCTTGAAACAGCGGCGAAGATCATTTCTGGGCAACGAGACACTCAATACGGTGGACCTGAAGATAACTTTGGAAGAATAGCCAAGATCTGGGGCGTACTCTTTGGTAGAGAATTCACTAACGAGGACGTTGCCATGGCGATGGTTGCTGTAAAGATCGCTCGCTATGCTTCCAACTCAGGGTTTCAACCAGACACATGGACCGACATTGCAGGGTACGCCGCATGCGGCTACGAAGTCGGTCTAAAAGGTCAGGTCAGTAAGTAATACGTGTTAGTGTTTATCATCGCATTAGACAACAACGAGGAACAACAATGAGCAATCCCACCTTCATTGACTGCAACGGTCTTGCTGGCTTTATGAGCCTCGGGTTCGTGAGATCCGGACTCGATATGACGGTCCGAACGGGCACTCTTAACTTTGGTAACCCGGTTGCCGAGGTGAATAGAAAACACCTTGGCGAACAATGGACGTCGTTCTTCTCTGAAGACCCAAACGATTGGCCTGACACGAGCGCTGACGTTGTTCTTGGTTGCCCGCCATGCTCTGGTTGGTCGCTGTGGTCTGGCCCAGCGAACCGTGGCCCCGACGCTAAGGCCCACGAGCACACGCGTGCGTTCATGAAGTACGCTGCCCGGATCAAACCAAAGATGGTCGTGTTTGAGTGCGTGCAGCAGGCGTATACGCAAGGCCGAGCCGTGATGAATCAATACCGCGACATGCTCGAAGAGCTCTCCGGTAAGAAATACGACCTGTATCACGTTAAGCACAACAATCTAATGGTCGGTGGATTCTCGTACCGCATGCGCTACTTCTGGGTGGCTGTCGAAAGCGGTATGCCTTTCGGCGCGCACGCTGAAATGCCGAAGGAAATGCCAAAGATGATCGACGTCATCGGAGATCTCGAGAACCTTGAAATCACGTGGAACAGACAGAAGTACAACGCTGAACCGTCGAAGTTTGTTGCTGATCTAAGAAATGAAGACGGCTACGTCGACGGCCACATGAATAGAACAAACCTCGAGTCGCAGAGAATCCAAGAGATCTTCGACATTCTCGGTAACGAAGGTTGGAAGCCTATGGCCGCGCTGAACGTTGCTCTTAAAGAGGCTGTCGAGAAGAACAACAACACGTTCCCGCAGTCATGGGCCACCAAGGAAGAGAAGATTCGTCTAAACGACTTCTACATGGGTTTCTCGCTTCCGGCTCGTTGGGACGCGAACTCGTTCTGTCACGTTATGACAGGCAGTGCTCTTGATCACATCGTGCACCCGACACAGCCGCGCCGTATCACGCACAGAGAAGCCGCTAGAATTCAAGGTCTGCCCGACAATTGGGAATTTGTCAGTGTCAACAACTACTCGGCTCTTGGGGCCACGTGGGGCAAGGCAGTGGCCGTCCAGGCGGCGACATGGATCGGTCAAGCAACGGCGGCGGCTTTAGAAGGTCAACCAAACGGCCCGCAGGGTGAGTTGATCGGCGAACGCGAATGGCTTTTGGACACTGACAAGGGCTTTAGCCGCAACTTCGTGAAGAAGAACTTCTACCAAGAATAACATAAAAAGCGTGTGTCACAAGATTTTCCGCCGTCCTGATATAATCATTGTTCTAAACAGTGACGGAGTGACTCATGCAATCTTTTCTTGTATCTACAAATTCGTTTGAAGAAACGGCCGCGGTGCTTGACAACAAGCGCCTGCACAAGCAGACCCTTGAGGCGTGGCAATGTCTTCTCAATATGTGCGGGCTTGACCCCGACGGCAACGACCGTGCGCCAAAAGGCTGGTCAAGTCACCCTGTAGTCAAGATGTGGCGAGGGCATGAGACGCTACTTGTCTCCTACATCACGGCTACGTACTTTGAGTGGCGGTCTCGTGGGTACAAGTCTACGCTCCTTGAGAAGACACTACGTACCTACGACACCGCAGTGTCACTTGGTAGAATATCTAGTGACATTACGTTGCCGTTGTGGATGCATGACCGTACGTACTTTGAGAACCTGTGCTCAACTCACCGTGTCGCGCTACTGAACAAGAACTACGAATGGTATTCGCAGTTCAAGTGGCCAGAAGACACTGGAACATGCCCTCCGGGGTACGAGTACCTGTGGCCGCACCAAGACGGCTACGTAGTAGTGGCTTGAACCCTGTAGAAGGCCTCTAATTCAGCGTCTCGTCCGCTAACATAGATAATCCTGCCAAGATTACCGCGCTTACGTCGCGTGACAAGATACAATCTTTCTACTATGAAAGATTCTAGAATTGGTGAATCTCTCTGGGTCGAATGGTCTGGGGAAGACTATGACTCTTTTGACAGAGATCTAACAACGTTTTACACCGTTGGGCACGTTGATCTCGAGAACGACGTAGTAAAAAGAGCTCTTGCATCTGCGCTTCAGAGAGACGGGATTGCCGTTTCTCTTGGTGAAGGATACAAACTTTTAGACGGCGCTATCGCTATGCTCGGCTACGCCGGCTGTGTAGACGGTGACACCGACATGACAATCTGCGCCCAGGACGGCGAGACACGCGACGGAGATGACGTTGACGAAGTTCTCGAGGTGACCTGGGTGGAGATTCAATGCCAAAAGGTGTAGGCGACTTCGAGTGGATGGACGAAGCTGAATGCGGTAAACGTAGCAACAAGCACATGTCGTCGTACTTTTTCTCTGCGGTACCAAGAGAAAAATATGATGCTAGAAATCTGTGCTTCCAATGTGACGTTCGTAAGGAATGCCTAAAGTACGCTCTCGAGAACAAAGAGATCTGGGGAGTCTGGGGTGGAAAAGACGAGGCAGAAATCAGACGCACCCTGTCGCTGTCTCACGAAGGCAAAGAGATCAGACGCACTCGGTTTCCCAACTGCCCGTACTGCGGTGCTCGACCAGTCAAGTTGTCGGTGATTGTTGCGCCATCGCCTGAAGGCGGCCGATGGACGACAATGAAACTTGTGCAGTGCTCGGAGTGCGAGTTTACGTGGAGAAGTCGCACTAGTGCTAACGCAGTTACCGCGTATCATGCTTCTCGTAAGAAATCTGAAAACGAGAAGAAAAAGAAGAAAGACTAGTTTTCTTCTTTGTTTTGAAGCGCCTTGTTTAGCGCGTCAACTGTAGCTTCAAGAATAGCGATCTTCTGTGCCTGCTGTGCTATCTGGTTTGTGAGGCTTAGAACGATCTTGTCGATATCAAGTTCTAGGTTGTCTGACATTACTCAGTCTCCGTCTGTTTGTTTAGTTCTTCAAATCTGCTGTCTATCATATCACTGTATTGTGACGAAATAGCGGCTACTAGGTCTTGGATTAGCGCGTTTCTTTGCCGTTGCGCCGTTGACGGCCCGACGTGCTGCTTATACAGAAGCCTATTGATGTGAGCAAATTTTGTCTCAAGGAACGTTCTTACAACAAGTTCGTAGTCGTCGGCAACAACGTACGCAGGGTTGTGTCCGTTAAGTTTTCTATAGACGTCGGCTCGCCACGCGCGTACGTGGTTTGGTGCTGACACGATGTGCTTCATCGTGACCGCGTTAACTTCTGGCGCTGACATTACCCACACTCCGTACTCGTCAGACCAATAGTCTGACCCATAGCCAAAACCCCAACCTTCTGGGTAGCGACCGGACTGGCCATCGGCAAGAATTTCACACCAGTCCGAGTAGACAAATCCAACCTCTGGATCCTCAAACGCGCTAGCGATCTCGGCAAGACAGTCCGGCGTCAGTTCGTCATCATGATCTAGTTCAACAAGAATGTCGCCCTTAGCAACCATAAATGCGTTGCGCTTGATTTCTCCAATCGAGCCGGAGTGAACGTGCGATCTGTACATTGCGATCTTGTAGCGCTCGTCGGAACAGAAACCGTACAACTGGCGCCACGTCTCGGTATTGGTGGAATCGTCCCATACAACCCATTCCCAATCTGTGAGCGTCTGAGCCTTGAGTGATGCCCACGTTCTGGCGAGGATTGACTTGTCGGTGTTATAGGTCGGGGTAATGATTGAGATCATCAAGACTCCGTAGGAGCGGTGGACTCTGGTTGCCATAGTTCGGCGGGATTAGGGCTCGGCGCAATCCAAGTTTCCCCGTCAAGCGTCCAGCCAAATGATGCTTGCGGGTGTTCGTCGCAGGAAAGCAACGTGTGGCCTTCTGGGAAATCTGATTTACGAGCGATTCAACAATCTTGTTGACATCTAGTTGTACATTGGACATTATTCTTCTCCTGTTGTTGGGGGTAATTATTCATTTTCTTCTTCTGTTATAGATGCGTCATCCCAGATTCCTCTGGAAAACTCTACCCAGTCATCGTACTCCTGTTGCGTTAAGACAGTAATTGAACCATCAGGGTTTTGCTTTGAGATGCTTCCAAACGGATTTTGTTCTAAAAACTGTTCTTTTGTTATTGGTGTGTAATCGTTCATGATGCGTCTTCTCCTCCTATACGAACAAAAAATCTTCTGAATTGATTAAGAGCATTAAAACTAGTAAAAGTACCCGCAAGAAGTATTTTGCGGTCAGATTGAATAGTGACTGAACGAACAGTATTATTAGCACCATTGCCAGCATTAGTAGTAAATGCAGTATCTCTAGTACCATCACTATTTAAACGAACAATACGGGTTACAGTCGTACCGTTCCAAGCACCAAAATTACCGCCAACAAGAATTTTACCGTCAGACTGAATTGCTATTGATACAACACCACCACTAGCACCAGTACCAGTGTTTGTTGTAAATGCAGTATCTCTAGTACCGTCAGCATTTAAACGAACAATACGACCTACGGCCGTGCCGTTCCAAACAGTAAAATTACCGCCAACAAGAATTTTACCGTCAGACTGGATTGCGATTGTTACAATAGTAGTATTAGCCCCTGTACCAGTATTAGTCGTAAAACTAGTATCTCTAGTCCCATTACTATTTAAACGAACAATAAAACCTACAGTCGCACCGTTCCAAATAGTAAAACTACCACCAACAATTATTTTTCCGTCAGACTGGATTGCGATTGTTTCAATAGTAGTATTAGCACCAGTACCAGTATTAGTAGTAAATGCAGTATCTCTAGTACCATCACTATTTAAACGAACAATACGTGTAAACGCAGTATCCATAGCGCCATCAGAATTTAAACGAACAAAACGACCTACAGTTATGCCATTCCAAGCAGTAAAAAAACCACCTACAAGTATTTTACCGTCAGATTGAATTGCTACACAAGTGGTCGTACTAGTAGCAAAAGCAGATAATGTTTCATAACTAGTGCCATCACTATTTAAACGAACAATACGACCTACTGCTGTACCATTCCAAGAACCAAAAAAACCACCAACAAGACTTTTGCCATCAGACTGAATTGCGATTGTTTCAATAGAACTATTAGCACCAGTACCAGTGTTTGTTGTAAATGCAGTATCTCTAGTACCGTCAGAGTTCAAGCGAACAATATAATTTACTGCTGTACCGTTCCAAGAAGTGAAATAACCACCAACAAGGATTTTACCGTCAGACTGAATTGCGATTGTTTCAATAGAACTATCAGCACCAGTACCAGTATTAGTAGTAAACGCAGTATCTCTAGTACCATCAGAATTTAATCTAACAATACGACCTACAGTCGTACCGTTCCAAGCACTAAAATTACCACCTACAAGGATTTTGCCGTCAGATTGAATTGCGATTGTATAAATAACATTATTAGCACCAGTACCAGTGTTAGTAGTAAATGCAGTGTCTCTAGTGCCGTCAGAATTCAAACGAGCAGTACGGTTTACAGTCGTACCGTTCCAAGAAGTGAAATAACCACCAAGAAGTATTTTACCGTCAGATTGAATTGCTACAGAAAAAATATAATCATCAGCACCAGTACCAGTGTTAGTAGTAA